ATAATATAATTCTTACAGATGAATGTGGCTGTGGTGCTTTAATTATCATTATGTAATTAAAATAGGAGATTACACGAGTATGACTTTGAAATTCCAGTTACTTAGCGGGGCAGCACTGGTTACAGGAATCCCGATAATCTTATATAGATTAGGATATAAATACTACTTTCTATTGCTTAGAGCTCTTGAGTTGCCGATTCAAAAATTTATGCCTAATCCACAAGAACTTATAAGTGAAGGTGGTCATTTACTGATGGTATACAACCTCTCGTTTGTCCATATTGCAAGTCTAACAACTATTATAATATTAATAATTGGTTTAATCACCATACCATATAGATCTGGGAATGGTAAAAATAGATTCTTAAGAGTTCTTTGGGTTTCACTATTCATGTTAACTGTGCTATTTACAATTAATCATATCGAAGTAAAAGCAAGAATATGTGTAAAAAAATCTTTAAAATCAATGTTAGAAATCTCAAATAGTCGTGACAATTCTGGTAGTAATGTGTATCCAATGGCAACAGTAGAATTTTGCGACCCTCAGACTCTTGTTCTGCAGAAAGCTAGGATTTTATTGTACAATAATGGTTCGTATGCGTTTCTTGACCTGAACGCTAAGAAAACAGTATACATCGTCGATGAAGACAAAATATGCAGTATTGAAATCCTAAATGCTGAGAGTTGAAAAGGAAATCATAAATATTGATCAATACTCCACCGGGCTGACCTTCTGCCCTTTCCGGAGAGCGCGATCGCTCTCGATGATGACGGTCGGAACAGCTCCGTCCTCGATGTTGGCGTTGATCCGTTTCAATGCCGACTCAGCAGCCTGAAAGGTCTTGTGCCCGGAGATGACGACTCCGGATTTGTCTCGCTGTGATTTGTTGATCAGGTAATAGTGCTTCATGTAACCCTCCTCGGTTGAGTTTCATGAATGCAAGAATATAGCTAATTAGGTAAAAATCAAGTTGTTTTTTTTGCGCGAGCACGAATAGGAGCTTTGATGTTCTCAGATCTGAGTCGAATAATAACCTTTTCGAGTTCTGGATCTGATAATGTTTCATTCAGAATTTGAATGAGATTTAAAATTGCTATACCAGAACCAGTCGATGGTCTTTTAATTCCGCAAACCATCGCATAAACCGTCTGAGGCGTGACCCTCATGATCTCGGCCATCACGGCCACTCCTCCGAACTTCTTCACGAGCTTCTTGATTTCTTCCGGTGTCCAGTCCATGAGGAAGACTATCGCACCGGCCAGCCCGCGGCGTCAATCGGAAATTTTGTGTATCCGGTAGAGCAGCTTGAGGATGATCTTGGTCTGCAGCCCGGGTTCTTTAAACGAGAACAGGTTCCGGGCCGTGGCATCAGAGACTCCGAGTTCCTTGGCGAGAGCCGCTGCTGCCCCGTGGGGAACACGCGCGCCTGGCTTGTAGTGCAGTTCTTTGCCGAGCAGTTTGAACGCCAACTTCCTGATCTTCTCGGTTTCCGGTGAGTGCTGTTGTCCCATGTGCGTCTTCCTTCTCCACGACGAAAACCGGGCTCGCGCCCGGCGTCGGTTGAGTGTTTATCACCACTTCAAGAGGTTGAGCAAGTCGTTGACAATCTGGTTGATCTGCGGGTTCTGATCCATCTCTGCCAGTTTCTGTCCAGCCGCGCGAATCGCCTTCGCGGTGTATTTGGTCGTGGCTTCTTCCATCTGAGTCCAGAGTGCGCTCGGGATCTCATCCCTTACGATCGTGTCGAGCCGTTTCGCTGTGTTGTGCGCGCTCTCAAGTTGATCCTTGTTTATGTAGTCTCTGACCTGGCGAAGATCCTCGCGATCATCTTCGCTGAGGTGTGTCGCATCCGTCCAGTCTCTTTTCTGAGCTTCTCGCTTCGCTGCTTTCCGGGATTCTGTGAGCGCTCTGTGCATCGTCTGTGTGCTTTTGAATGTTCCTCTTCTCATCTTGGCCTCCTTGTTGTTGTGGGCTTGGTTGCCCAACACCCATGAATATAATCCCGGAGAGACAGATAAGCAAGTTAAATAATTGAAAAATAACGCTTTTATGTGGAATACCTCGCGCATCGACGATAAAAGCCAGGCTCTGGTGCAGCCTGGCCGTTCGAGTATGCGCATCCTCGTCTTCAAAAGATCGGAATCAAGTCGCCAGAAGTGGAATCCGCATCATACTCGACCTTCGAGAACTCGTCCGAATCTGCAATCACGACACCGCCGATCGATTTGATCGCGATCCCATACTTCCGGCTAATCTGGGTGAGTTCCGAAACAAACTTGGCGTATCGTTTCTCTTCGCTCGTTTTTCCTTGTGTTGCCTTCATCTGATCCTCCTTGTTTGGTGGCCTGCGCCTTACACTCACATATATAATCCCCGAACGATATTAAATCAAGTTAACTTATTGAATTTAAACGGGATGCTTCGCGTTATAACGGAGAAAAACCAGGCCCTTTCGGAACCTGGTCGATTCGAGGTTTCGCCTCGATCAATCCCTCAGACCGTCAAGTGCCTCGTCGACGTCTCTCATATCGAATCCGGGGCCTGAGATTCTGCAGAGGGTTTGTTTCAGTTCCTGTTTTGCCGAGGCGAGAGTTCCGACCAATCCCCAGTTCATCGGATCGTCTTTCTGGGTGAATTCGTGAATCTCCAGCTCATCCTTAATCCATTGGAGGAGTATGAAGATCTCCCTCTGGTGTTCCGCGTATCGCTCGCTCGCTGTCTGGTTCATTCTCTCGCTGCCTATCTGCCTCTGGTATGTTCTCATTTCCGTTTCCTTTCCGGCATCCCTGCCTGTTGTCTATAATATAATCTCAGAAAGATGTTTAATCAAGTTAAGTTATTGATAATAAATAACTAGCCACGTCCAAAATAGTGTTGAAATTATGAGTCAGATGAACTAACTCCTCAAGTCAATTCGTGGGAGCGATCGATGAAATGACAGGCAGGATATATTTTTGAAAACAAATATTTTTAAACCTTAGATAAAATAGTTAGTTGACAAGATAAAAAACTGAGCATATATATAAATCACACTCGGGCATTTCGCCCCAAAATCACAGGAGGTCAGTTGTATGAGATTGTTTTCAGCAGCATCGGTTCTTTTCATGATTCTTGTTATCCCAGCATTTGCTCTTCAAGGCACCTCATACACCATAACGGATTTGCAAATGATTGGTGACGAGGGAGTGACATTCCACCCAAACAATACCTGCAAAACCGATGCGAATCCGTTTAATGCAGGGCCGGAACAGCTCACACTTTATGGTATTCCCATGGGAACTTCCGTCTACTATATTGTGAAGCTGGGGAATCAGCCGGGGAATGCCTACAAAGGCTATTTTTATGCAGGCTTAATCGGTTCGGGTGACCCATTCGCACTCAAGGGTGCATTTAAAGCAGGAGTGGGAAGTGGCAACTGGTACATCGATAGCCTAGACTCAGGCACCGGGTATTTTGAGTTCTTCGATACTCACAACTTGTGCCGGAGTAACCAAAGTGCTTACTATTCTTGGGGGACAATCTCGTTCACTCCGCCAAATCCTGGGACTTTCACATACTCCATTTTAACAATGCAGAGCAAGAATTTCACGCCGAACTACACCTGTGATAAGTACTTCCATGATTACCATCCAGCAGGAAATCCGAACTGGTGCTGGGAACTTGGATCTGCACCTGGTTTGCAGAATTTCCCGATCACATACTACTCAGTTATGAGCGTCTTTATCGTACCGACTTGGAATTGTGTCGTTGAAGGAGGTATGAGTCCTATCTTCGTCGATTACGGTCAAATCTCTTCACTTAACATTTTCACAAATGCAGAACAGAATTTCACCTACAACTACGGGGATACGTATCGCTATTTAGGAACCCCTTGACCTTTTTCGATCTCTAAAGGCTTTGAAGCCAAATTTCAAGTTAAAAAAATAACAGCTCCAGAACACCTGGAGCTGTCTGAATTTGTTGAGGCATTGATGGCTTCGCGAAGATGGTTTTGCCTCGATTCAAAATGTAGAATCTTGACTACACTTTGTCAATTTGAAACGTGGTTCAACATCGAGTCGGGATCGCATCCGATAACTGGGAGTGCATCTGCAGCGACCAGGATACTCGGGAATCGATCTACTTCATTATTGAAGTCGCCTGCCGAGCGGGAGATATCCAAGACCTGAGGCGATGCCTTGTGAGTCCACATATGATGTGGTTTACTATTGGAGATGAGAAGAAAACTGCTGAATATCATGGTTGGGAGAAAGACAATGATGAGGAAAATACTAACGGTTCTGCTGGCCGCCATCGCGGTTTCCGTAGTCGCAGACGAGCAGAGGTTGACTAGCCTTCCGGCACTTGATGATGTGTTCGTCGTTGCGGTCGCGCCACACTCGAAGGAACTGAAGGACTACTTCACGCCTGACTCGCTCCTTCAGGCGCTACCGAAGCTTGTCCCCTCTGATGTGCGACTTCCGGTCGAAGACAAGGTGTTCTGGCAATCGGGAGTCATCGTTTTGAAGGACAAGACCGTGTTGTTTTGGAGAACCTGCGGAGACTGGTTCATTGCCGTGGACAAACCAACAGGAACCACCTTTTACACATTCGAGAAGAATGAGACTCCCAACCAACAACCGGAGGGTATTCTTCGCTAGCGCGCCGAAACCATCAGTTGCGCCGTTAGGTCTCTGGAGAACACGGAGGAAGAGCTGAAACAATCCCCGGACTGTTCTGCGATGCGCGCGTGAATGCGTTTAAAATTGCATAAACTTGCGGGCTATCGGATACTGCGCAATGAAACCACGTAGCGCTGGTTAACTCAGACTTACGCCATACACCTGGCACAGAAAAAAGGACTGCAATCGGGAACTGAACCAATCTACGTGGAGTGAAAGCAAAAAGCTCGCGGTAGCGATGTGATCCCACATCGAATCCGGACTCGCCGCCTCCGGAGGAGTCCCGAACTCGTATCCGATGGTCTTGAAATACGACCACGCCGCCACCCATGAGCAGATCGGGTAGCGGTCCATCCTGCAGAGTCGACGGAACACGAACCGATCGCCGATGATCCAGTCGCCGAGGTGGGCGAGGATCTTGGCGTATCCGTACCGGCGACCGACGTACGACATGGCAGTCTGGGCGATCGCGAGGCGCTGGTCGTCGGTGATGCCTTCGAGACGGAAAACCGCGAATGCCTCATCCGGATCGAACGGTCGTTTGATGGTTCTGTGGAGGGACTCGATAAGCTCACCGTCAGGAGCGATGATGCCGACATGGTTCACCTGCGTGCGAGGTTCACCGATCGACCTGGTGAAGATCCGGATCGCCTTCGACAAGAATCCGGATCCACGGAAAAAGACCAGGTCAGCGGGTAAATAGGGACCGTTCCCACGCTCTACGCTTCGCCAGGCCATCGAGTTTCCTTCCGGCAGCATATACCCACCTTTCGAATTCCAGAGCGGCCTCAGCGAAACGTCGCTCGTTGACGAGGCGGAATAGAGTAGACTCCCGCGCCTGCCCGATCCCGAGATTGAAAACGAAATCTGTCAGAGCAAGTTTCTGACCGTCGGATAGCTTCACGCGGATTTCCCGGTGCATCTGCAGCGCTGCCTCGGCCAGATCCCGATCGAGAAGGACTTCGGCTTCCTCGAGGGAGATTCGATCGAACGCCTCGCCTTCCCGAATCCGGTGTCCGTAACCGATCGTCGCGTGTCCGCCCGGGCAGACATACGGAGTCGGGAGAAACCCCTCGAACTCCTTCACTTTGTCTCTGAATGCTTCGTTCATACCCACCTACAAAAAGCGCCGAGTTTCCCCGGCGCATTTCTCTCTGTCAGTAGTCGATTACTTGCACGCGCCTGCGTCAGCTTCCGAATGCCAACCGAGGGCCTCGCAGTCTTGGTCTTCACCGATCACAGGTGTCTTCCCGTGCGGGAACTTCCAGTCAAGCGTTTGAACATCACCCGTCTCGAGACACTTGACCTTGATTGCGCTGGAATAATCGACGAGAAAAGTCGCGTTGTTTTCAGGCAGCTCATGGCTTCGATAGATATCCCATTCCTCAACCTGTTTTCCCGCGCTCCACACCTCAATCCGCCATGTCGGCCACCATGGACCGACTGGATAGTCTGGCTGCAGGTATCGATGGTAGACACCGACTGCTTGGTCTCCGGCATAAGCACAAAACAAGAGCTGTTTGTTGATCTTGTCTTTGTTCTCCTCGGTCATTTTGGGAATACCGCGCACGCATACCTTGATTGTCTCTGGCGGTGTAGGTTCCGGAGTCGGTTTCGGTCCCGGAGGTGTCGGCTGAGGAGTCGGTTTTATGCCTGGCGGTTTCACCGGTGGCATTGTTGGTTTCGGAGTAGGTTTCTCGGGGGTCTTTTCAGGCGGCTTCGTCGGCTCTCCCGGGCCAATGTAAGGCGTTGGAGTCGGATCGGCCGGCGACGTTTCGGTGATAGTATAAGCTTTCTGAGCGGATCCGGACGATACGCTGACCTCGGGAATATTGTCGAGATCGGATTTGATCGACACGTCCACTTCCGTCTTGTACTGCTTCGCCTCGCCGCCAGTTTGGACGAGGTCGTTCACCTTCATGTCGCCCAGATCCGGCAATGACAACTTCCCTCCAGCACACCCGCTGAGAGCCAGCACCGCGATGCAGCACAGCGCCACCAGGAGCACGCTCACTGCAGCGAGCCGCATCGGACTTCCGAATATCTTCGAGATCATGATTCCCTCCTGTTTTTCGACAGAACGTTGATGAAACTCTCACCGAACAGCCACCCGCACGAGGCGTAGGTGATCACGTTGAAACTCGTGATGTCGGCAAGAGTCGGTTTGAAAAAGATGGAAGCGACGACGGCAGCGGTTAGCCCGAATGCACAGAGCAGACGAGTGCGCTTATCCGTCGCTTCGGTTTTAATCCGGACGACATCAGCCTGGTCGCCCGAGAGGATCGATTGGTGGAGCGCTATCTTGGCGGCGAGCTCCGCGAGCTGGGACTGGAACGAGGACATCATCGTTTCCATCCGCACCTGGGCGTCCTGGATTGTTTTAAGTGCCGCGAAGAACGTCCCGCTCGGCATTGGGTCCCGGGCCTCGAGCATCTCGACGCGACGATCGATGTCGAGGATCTTCGTATCGATAATGCTCAGGCGCTCGTCGTGATCTGGGTATCGGCATTCATGTGTCATTGCCAGGTTACTCCTACGATCATGCTGATATTCGTGATCGTCGAAAGGGATCCTTGGTTGTCGACGTAAGCGGAGATGATGTCGTTGGCGGCAAACGTGTCGGTTCCAACAGCCTGAGTCGTTGTTCCGCAGATCACGCCGGTGCCGGATGGAGTCAGACGGAGTTCGAAAACGTTGGTGCCATTCTTGCGGCACTCGAAATCGGTCCGATCGCCCGGAGTGTACGTTCCGTATGTCGCGCACACCCAGATGCTCGTGATGCTGCCTGCGTATGGCATGGGGTAGCCGTAGGTCGATGAAGTCTGCCAGTTCCCGATATACAGATATGCGTCTGCGGTGATATCCCTTTCGTTCTGGAAAGCGACCGGGTATCCGGCAATTGGAGTGCTCGTTGGCGTGTTCGTTGGAGTCGCCGTGTTTGTTGGAGTGGTGGTTGATGTGGGTGTCGCGGTCGGAGTCGGAGTGTTGGCGATCAGGATCTCTCCATTGGCATCAATCACGAGAGGCGTTCCGGCACCCGTATCGCAGTTCGCCAGATAGTACCCGTCTGGGGAAAGCGTCAAAGACCGGACCGTTCCGACTCCATCGTTATTCGCTCCGATAACGAGTGTGTCTGTATTCGCACGAAATGTCAGGTAGGCATCATAGAGAGCGCCACCTGTTGTTCCCGTAGACCAGCAGAATCCATGTTCGTAGTCACCAGTGGAAGACATCAAAAACGAGATGTATTCATTTTCGTTGCCTTCTATGGCTGCAATCGTATTTGAAATCCCTACCGATGTAACATTGGTCCTGTAGAGGTGTAGTTCATATTCGGGGGTAACAGAACCGCCTGCACCGAGTCTAGGAGCATAGATTTTTTTCGAGAATGTAAATTTATCTGTTGCATTGGTCCACTCGATGTACTCGCCCCTCGAATCAAAATACAGTCTATCGCTGTCATCCCCGGACGCTGATCCGATCTCGGCATCATAGGCAAGTTTCATACTGGTCGCCGCTGATGGGTCGACATAATAGGTTGGATCGTTCTTGTCATAGAACTTCTGGAAATAGAACGCGAAATCCCCGGCGTCCCATGTGCCGGTCATCGGAGTGGTGCCGTCCCGGCGCACATATTCGCTGATCGGTATTGGAGTCAGAGTAGGCGTCAGTGTCGGTGTGACAGTCGGGGTGTTCGTCCTGGTCGGCGTTGGCGTCACAGTGGGAGTGCTCGTGACCGTTGGCGTGTTGGTCGGAGTATGAGTGGGAATAGCGGTCGGGAGTTGTGAATTGATCCAGTTCGTTCCGTCAAACTTCAGCCAATCCCCAGCCTGTGACTTTGAGAACTTCAGCTTTTCTCCGAGCAGTGATTCGGCGCAGTAAAGGCAATCGCTCGGTGCTGGAGTTGCAGTTCTGGTCGGAGTTGGCGGGAGAGGTGTGTTCGTCGGAGTTCCCGCCCCGACCGTTGGAGTATGGGTCGGAAGCGGAGTCACCTCGAACTGCTGGGGCACGAGATACCTGATCCCCGGTTCGAAATCCGAGAAGCGCAGATAGAACTCATAATACGGATCCTCGAGCATGTAAGGAGTCGGAGTCTCAGTGGGCGTTTCGGTTGGGGTCGCAGTGGGCGTCGGCGTATCCGCAGCCAGACACGCCGAGGCCATGATGACTGAAGCGATGATGATCCAGATCCGCATCACGAACCTTCTGCGTCGATCTGGAACATGAGCGAGCCGGGCAGCATTTCCTGTCCAGGTGCGTAGATGTCGAGCGATCGAAGCGACACTTCGACGATGATCGATTCCTTCGGTGGCGCGATCCGGAAGGTGTCCTCACCGGTAGAGTTCAGGATTCCGGCGCGATCGCCGTTGATCTTGCCTCGGGAGACCGAGAACAGAACGTTCGTGTCCTCGACTTCGGTGGTCAATTGGACCCCGTCCGCATCAAACACCTTCGCACGCACCTGGATGTATGAGGTGCCTTCGGTGGTCGGGAGACCGACAAGCTGCAGACCGGTATACGGATCCGTCCCGAGATCCTGCACGCCACAACTCTCAGGAAACTCCAGATACGGTTTCAGATATGTCTGGCGATAAGCGGCCGACAGAAGTGACTCCGAGACGCTTTGGATCTCACCCCCATCCAGAGTCACGACCAGGTCGTCGACCAGGTTGGTAACCTCCGGGATATCGATCGCGAGATCCTTGATGTATTTCGCTTTCGCACCGGTATTGATCCCGTAAGCCGCGCAGGCGGTGTCGGTGAGCAACCCGGTTTCCGGATCGAAATCATTCTCACCGTAGACCTCGACTCCGACCTGGTAATCCATCGAACTGGAATCGAACAGGGGAGTCGTGGAGTCGAAGTTGGTCGTGTCCCAATCGCTGATCTTTGGCAGGCCGTGAGATTGTTCCGCAAAGTGCAGAACACGGTTGTCGCTGAGCCGGTAGATTACAAGCGTGTTTTTCATGTTCGTGTCCTCCTTATGCGATTGCGGAAACTGACATCGGTGCAATGGCAACCCATCGGACTGGGCGACCCATGAACCGAGAAACAAAATGCTGAGCACCAATGACAATGATCTGAATCTTCCCAGTGTATTCATCGTTCGCGTCGACCTCCTGATAAACGAAGATCCCCTCCGTCAGCGTGTCGCCGGCGGACATGAGATCTGAGTGCCATCGCATGCGGATCGGAATCATCCAGAGCGGGATCACTGCACCACCGTGGTACATGTTGATCTTCGGGGAACAGACCACGTTCTGATGCTTCCCAGTGATTCCCGTATCGATCATGGCACTCGCGAGGATGTAGTGATTGTCGAAGTCCTCGTTGTTGAGTCCCGAGAGTTTTGTCATGACGGACGGAAGGCTGATCGTTCCTTTGTTGCTGTAGAGGAGCGGTCGGTTCAGATAGGTCAGATCGCCGGTGAGGTTGTCCCCGGCCTTCTTCACCCGGTCCCCGAGGATCGTGAGCGTGTCGCGGTAACCGGTGCCGGTGTTCACCATGGCGGTTGTGATCGAAGTCGTGGAGGAGCTGAGCCGGATCGAGCAGATCCGGATTGCGCCGGATCCCGGGTTCGCCGGTACTGCTGTGGCCGTGCCCTTGCGGACCTGGAATTCCACCGCCTCAGTGCGGGTGTGGTACGCCATGTTCCCGATTCCATCCGGGCGCTCGTCGCCGTCCGTCCAGTCCGGAAGTGCGAAGATCGAGATCCATAGATTGCCCGCGAGCGGAATCGTGGATGATCCTGCGTAATCCTCGCTGCAGTCCACCTCGACGGATGCGATTGTTCGGAGGTGGTCGCCGAGTGCGGAGTATCCGAGCATCGCCGCCACGTTCACCGACATCGAAACGGGATCCGTTTGCGAGACGGTCCCTCCGGAGATGACTCCGAACCCGAGAATGTCCTTGCCAAGGTTCCTCACCGCCTGGACGCTGATATCGATCAGGTGCTGTAGGAAATCGTAGGAGATCTCCTCCATGTATTGTTGTCGTCGTTCGGTCCTGATGTTTCCCATGACCCCTCCTATGACGCCGTGCGAGCGCGCGTGTCTGCGCGTGACAGATCGCTGACTGCTCGACCGGCAGTGAAAGATTCGTATTTGAATGCGTAATGATCCCGCGCGGGGATCATGTATTCGACAAGGTAAGTTGCGAGATTCAGTTGGGCCGCTGTGAGTGAATGAGGCCACTGGAAAATCAGCGTCATCCGGAGCGCCCGATCTGCATCGCTGATCGACCGCATGGTGGAATCCCCGGTACGTCCGTTCAGATCCGAGAGTGTCGAATCGGACTTGAAGAGATACGACCCTCCAACGGTCGCTTTCCCGAGCGGATTCCATTGCCCGAGTATCACCCGGCCACCCTTCCGGATGGTGTGCGACAACCCGGAGATGTGAATCCGGTTCAGCACCATCTGGACAACCGTTGTCTCGCAGGTCTGCCAGCCATCAGTGACGGTGATTCTGTCGCCCGGGAGAAGCGTTCCTGCGCCACTGGTGACGTCCAGATATTCGTTTGTGCTGTCGGCAGCCAAGACCATGCTGAGAACCGCCCTGGCTGTGTCTGGGCCATTCGATCGGATGATTCGTGGTGAGATGCCCAAATGTGCGTAGAGAACGATCCTGATCCCGCGTTCTGTTCCTGCAAGCGAGTAGATCAGGTGCAGGTTGTTGATCAGGATGCGCTGGAAATCCTCATCGATGGATGTATCGAGCGGCCATCCGTAATTCGCTGCCAGATACTCGAGGACATCGGCGGGTGCACGGTAGGGGTTGTGCCAGTTGAGGAGCTCTCCATACCGGTTCCGGATCGAGTCGTATGTGTCACCGAAAACCCGGAAGAACCGCTGGGTGAATTTCAGGCGCTGAGTCTCTCCGGTGCAGAGCAGAGGAGAGTGGTCATTCGCCCGGTATCGGCGCGGCAGCAGCTGGTAGAGCTGATTGCCGATCACCGGGGTCTGTCGCTGCTGCAGCGTTCCCATTACTCGCCCTCCGTGATCGTGACGGTGCCGAGGGCAGGGAGCTTGTTGGATTCGACTGTGACCGCTGTCGTTGGCGATATGATCTGCGCACGATCGACGCCGGCGACGGCTTGGATAACCTTCAGGAGATGATTCGGATAGATGGACTGCCCGGGCTCGATCGATCGATTGCCCGCTGCGTCGTATGCGAGCGGGTCGAAGTATGTGGCGAGCGCATCCTCGACGTCCTCGATCAGGTCGTTTGCGTCGTATCCGGATTCGGGCCAGATCTTGGCGGTCAGATCGAATGAATTGAACAGCCCCCGCAGACCGACAATGTGTTCATCGCCGGGATTCAGGTCATCGAGATACTCCGCAACCTGATGGCACTTTGAAACAGGAGCCGCTGCGCCATCTTCATCGAGGACATGCACGCCCAGGGTGTTCTCGCCGAACTCACCCGGGACGACATAGACCCGACCGACTCCGGTAATGTTGCGCTCGGCCTTGTCGACATAGTCCTCTGCTTTGATGCACCGCTGCTCGATGCGGTGATGCCGCTGCGCCGTCCACCGGGTCGTCTCGATCGTTTCTCGAGCTGCCCAGCCGGATCCGGCTGCAGGGTTCGTCACGTTATATGTCGACGTGCTGGGCGAAACCTTCGTGATGCTGCCTGCAGGAACGTTTCCGTTCTGACCGCCCGGCAGAGTCCGGTACGTGATCCGGATCGCTGATTCATTCGGTGGAATCATGCCGTGGCCGGATGCATCACCGTCGCCCGAACCGAACGCGATGATCATGTGGCCGTCCTCGGTGTACCCCTGCACCTCGTATACCCGGTCACCCGGATCCGCGAGAAGGAGATTCTCGGTTCTCGTCCACTCGACCCATGTTTCCTCACCATCGATTGATTCCTGCACCTCGATCTTTTCGGAACCTTCGATCGCGTATCCCTGGGAGGTCTCGTATTCCTGGAACTGCTCGCCGTCTGATGTGCCGAGCGATTCGTTCGATACCGTCGTGCCCTGGACAACTTCGAAGGTCACCGAGAATCCTATCGGCGATCCTGCAGGGATGATGACCTGTTCATCGACCATCTCGTAACTGATCGACTCCTCGTCTTCAGTGACCCGTTTTGTCTGAAACCGCAGATCGGCCTTGCGCAAAATCAGACCCTGCGTGAGTGCGCGTCTGAGCGTCAACTGGATGGTTGCCCGAGCAGGCTGTTCCTGCTCAGGGACATATCCCGCACGCCTGGCATGCTGGGTGATGGCATCGTAGTCCGAGGCAGTCGAGATGAACGTCTGGTTTGTCAGCCAGTTCTGCCAGCTGCGGAGATGCCGCCCGATGAACCGGACCGCGTAATCCTTCACGCGTTCCATGACGCTGGCAGGGTTCTCGTCGGTCACCTCGGGGAGCAATCGTCGTTTGGACTCGGTCAACTCCGCTTTGTATTGTGCGTCAGTTCGTGTATCGAACTCGATCTGTGCCATCGTTCGGTTGCGTCTCATATCGCCTCCAGCACCAACGGGTAGGTGAAGTTGTCCTCGTGGTGATAGGTGATGTCGGTATAGGTCACGGTGAGCAGGATCGTGTTCTGCTCGTCCGCTGATGTCGCGGGCTTCGCCACTCCGGTAATCTCGATCGACTTCACCCGGGCCTCGTATTTCAGGATCTGTTCCTTGATGAGGAACGCTAGCGCCTGCGCCGTCTGGTCGGTGCATGGTCGGTGCAGTTTCTCGGCAATCCCCACGCCCATCTTCTCGTGGAACAGCACCTCGCCCTTGTGATCTTCGATAATGTCAATGATCGCCTGGCGCAGGTTCGGGAGTCCGGATATCAGCGCCAGATCCCCGCGGTTGTTCGCCTGCAGGGGGAATCGCAGATCTGTTCCGAGGAGATCGTCATTGTTGATCCGGACCACTTTGGATGATCGGAGAATCCTATTCACTGACGTACCTCCCGACGATCTCGTCGATCGATCCGTCGACCGCGATCTTGAGTGTGGATATCGGAATCGGGGGAGCACCGGCAGCAGTCGCAACGATTGCCGCGGTGGTCGCTGCCTCGGTCATGACATCGATGTTCCGGTTCGGAATCCCGAGTGGGTTTCCGGCCTGCGATCCGACCGTGGGAGCGGAAGCACCACCCGGCCATGTCTCCATCAGGATCGCTTTCATGACTGCCGCGAGGTTCATTCGCCACCTCGATACGTTACGTATGCACGGCCATCCGATTCAGTGTGTGCGACCACACGGGTCTTCCACTCCTCGCCATCCCAGAACCGCCCCAAGGCGTTCCCGGAAATGAACTCGACCGGCAGGCCTTCGTCGTCAATCTGTTGGTCCCACATGTCGAACAATTCGGCGAAGATCTCGGTCTCGTCGCCGGCGTTAAGGACGATCGAATCCGCAGTCATCCGGACGGTTTTCGGAGTGTTCGCGTATCCGGATTCCTCGGTGCCGAACGGTTCGAGTGCGTACACCAACAGCCGATTTCCGTTGTCGAGGACGTACAGGATGTTGTTTGCCCGGTCGATCGCGATGTCCGACACATCCCGGGCCTGCACCAGCCCGATCGATTTGTAGACCCGCATTTTCTTGATGGTATTGGTCCAGTCCGAAACGTCGAACCAGATCGCACGGTTGCCGATAACAGCGATCAGATAGTCCTGGGGAAGGTTGGTGTCGCCGTCCATGTCGAACGCGCGCGGTGAGCCGTAATCCTCGCGAAACGGGAGGAAGGTGTAATACTTCGCCGGATCTCCATAGAGGGCATCATGCCGATAGAGCTGTCCGTTCGTTGGGTCGCAGTAGAAATAGATGACCTTCAGTCCCTCAGAGAATGCTGTGAATGCTCCGACATTCGTGACTATGTTCTGCGTTGCTGTCTTCGCTAGGTTTCCGGAGTCCGGCTCATACCAGTAAACCGAAGTGAATCTCCGGGTGATGTCGTGCGTGAGTATCCCGACCGCTCCGGATTTGAACTGCGCACCCTTCACCGGCATGGACCCTGTCAATCCAACGAAAATCCCATCGAGGTTTTCGACACCGTCCCTGAAGGAGAAAAACTGCCGGTCGATCTCTGTGTCGGTATCGCCTTTCTCGGGAACCATATACAACCCGCCGTCTTCATAGCTCCACCACATGCCGCCATACCGGCGACTCAGTTGGAACTCGAAATCGGCGAGGATATAGGCCACCGCTATCTCCAATCCAACGCATGGTCACGCAGCCAGCGCTGCGCGAACTTCGGATGGCTGCCGGTGTATCTCTCGAGGTCTTCACGCTTGAAGAATTCCCAGGGATCGAATGCACCCTTCTCGCGCTTCTGCTTTACGACCCGCTGGTCAACTCCCAGCCCGAACCACTGCTGCATGTTGATGATTTTGTCGCAGTGGATCCGGCGATCCCGGATGAATCCGTAATGGAAGATCCGGAGCTGCCGTTCGAATGTTCTGCACAGATTGACCGCCTCGAGGCTCTCGGCATCGCGCACGGAGTCGATCTCCCGAAGGGCGAGCCGGATCACCGAAGGGCTGCAGGGCGGATTCTTGTGCGATGCGCGGAAGTATCGACTCTGGTCGCCCCAGAAGTTCAACCTGGTGAAAGAGAACGACTTCCCCATCTCCGATTGCACCGCCTGGCGAATGACCGAGAACGATTCTTCGTGAAGAACTTCATCCGCCTGCAGGTTCAGGTGCCATCGGGAGTCGAGGTAATCCCGGGCGATGTTCGTCAACCGAGAGAGCCGTTCGAAGTTTGGTGCCACATCCCACCGGTTCTGGAAGATGTAGAGATGCGAGAATTCGACCTGCAGCTTCCTGAGCAGCGCGGGAGTCCCGTCATCACTCTGGCAGTCCAGAACGATTACTTCATCGCACACAGCGACCAGGCTGCGGATCGCCGCCTCGATGCAATAATCGTATCGAATCGGATTGTGGCAGATGAGTGTTCCACCGATCAGTTTCATGCGCTCCCCCGGACGGTCGTGGAAACGCCCAGGGGCGCTCCCGTGATGACGCAGCACGGATGCGTGAGTTGGGTCATGATCCCGCTCAGCGCTCCGAGTGTTTGCAGGGTGATTTGAGTATCCGCTTTGATGGTGACGCCGCCATGCGCTTCAACAAGGGCAGCGCCATCAGCGATCACGTCGAGATCCCCACCGATGAGGGCAGAGACATCACCATCCACATCGATGTTCGCATCGCCATCAATCTCGGCATCCAGACTGCCGACGACATGTGCCGTGAGATTCCCCGTGTTGTCGATTCGCGCATTGGTCCCGGATGGATGTGTGATCGAGAATTCCTGTTCGCCGGTCTTGTCCTGGCAGTCGATCTGTATCCCGCTGGCGGTCCGGAGGGTGATGCCTCCATCTCCGGCTTTCCCATCGATGATGAATGTGTGTCCCGCATACTTGACCACGACATTCTCATCGTTCGCTTCCGAAGGGAGATCCGACTGATCGTCGGACCAGAGTCGCCCGGTGATTGTCCCGGTGTCGATGCCTGCCTGGAATGCCACACGGACGACTGCGCCGACCTTCAGGGGCCACCAGAGGCCTTCGTCCTTCCCAGCACCGACCGATTCCATCCTGCAGGTGATCTCGACCTCTTTGACGTCCTGGACGAGAACCCGGGCGGCAGGTGTCCATCTCTTCGTGTTCCAGTCCGCATTCCCGGTCCGATCGATCTCCGTGACGATGCCGAAACGGGTCTTCTTCAGCAGTTCGAGTGCGCGCACGCGGGAGGACAGATCATGCGTAATCATCGTCACCTCCCGGTTCTTTCTCCCCCTCGGATGCCTGCTTGTTCGAGGCCTCGACTGTGATCAGGTAATCGCCCTTGAATCGATGAACGACCTTGCGGATGTAGTATTTGCCGTCATAGCAGCCATACCCCTTCACGAGGCAGGTTTTCCCAGCGACGGCCTTGATTGTTCCGAGAGCGATGATGTTCAGCAGAATCTCGTCAGTTGCGGCTGACTTCCCGGAACCTGCTGCGGTGTCGAGCGCTTCTGCATCATCTGCAAGCGGCTCATAGATCTGAGCCGTGGGTAATTCACCCATGAATCCATTCTCGATCTCGAGTGCCGCATACGGATTGAGCTTTCTTTGCGTTTCAGTCGCGACCGTGGAGTGTTCCATCGTTGTGGAATTGTCATCGCCTTCGCGTGCGACGTCCGATTCCACTTTCTTTTCGAGATCGGATTCCTTGATCTTCAGTGACGAGACATTCGCGCCATACTCGAATGTGACAACCGGTGAATCAGTCGGCTTCGATTCACGGATGATCGCGGTATTGTTCTTGATCGTGAATTCGAGGCCTGCGGCCTTGTGCGCGAGACGCTTGCAGAACTCCCAATCGGTTTCTCCATCTTGGATGATCCCTCGGGTAAGGAGCGCACTCTTTCCGACTTGGTAAAGCACGCTCATTCCTGGGTGAGTGGAGAGAACGACGTTCTTTATCATCTCTGGAACGGATGAAGCTGTGTGTTCGGCAGTTCGCTTCTTATGCCAACCATCTGAAATGGACACTGGCATCGCTGCAAGTTCAAGCGTGAATCCATCATCATTGAATTCTGGATTTGCGCTGTAAATCTTCCCGTTAAAGATTGAACCCCACTCGCGTCCAATCCAGCCACCTTCGGCTTTGATCGGCTTCCCGCGCAGCGCGTTCCGTTCTTTCGTGTATTTCATCCGGTCGTTCCGGATCGTTACCTTTAACTCGTCCAGGAGCGCAAGGCCATCCTCGAACTCAACAGACAGAACGTCATCCTTCGGCACCTCGACGCCGTCGATCCACACCGCATATCCAGATGGGAACTGCGGTTTAATCATAGGCCACCAGACCGATCTGCGGCGTGTTGAGGTATGTCTTGGCGATCGCCCAGGGCGGAATCTCGATTCGAGATCCAGCCGGGATGATCGGCCCCATCATCCGAATCAGGACATTCGGATTTGTGTCGGCGATCGCCTTCCAGAGGTTGGCATTTCCATAGACCTGTTCCGCGATGCTGCGGAACGTGGCGTTGTCACCCTGGGACACTAAAAGATACTGGCGGCCTTTCTGTTCCCTGCGCGTGCGATGGAACTCCTCAGAAACGAACTCACGGATTCCGATGACGAGTTCAGCCTGGACGATCTGACCGGATCCATTCCGGATCTCGGCCAGCTTCTCGATCTTAGTGACCACGCACCAGTAGACCGCCGACCCGAACTGATACATCACCACAGGCGGCGCATCGTTCTCTGCCTTCCTGCGGTAGCTATCAAGCTTTCCGATAGCATCCTCGGTGTATCCCGGCGACTGCGCGTAATTGTCGTCCAGTTTGATTCGGAGATCCTGAGATGCGCCAGTGCCGCTTTTGAAGTCCAGCAACTCCGTTTCCCGGTTCTTGATACTCGGCGTCGAGTAATTGACACTCGCCGATTCGGTCGTGATTGGGTTGAACTGAAACTCGACGTCGCCGAGTCTTCCCTTGGTCACTTTGTCTGTCATTGCGGAGGCGCTCCCTGGGTACCCATTCGGAGCGGATTGACAAAGAAGGCATCTGAGAATTTCTGTGTGATTCGATCGATCTGGCTGTCACTCAGGAGTTCTGCGTCGACCTTCTCACCGTTGATCGTGACGTTGACTTCGAGTTTGCGTTGATCTGAATACGGAGCCTGCACGACTGGGACGAATTCGGCCGCTGCTCCGAAGTATTTCTCGTGCTGCATTCTCTGACTTTGTGAAAGTTCTTTTTGCTCCATCTCTCCTGGCATTGCCCTGTAAAGCCATGTTTGGCCTGGAGCCTCCCTCTGTGTCTTGAGTGGATAAACCTTACTCGCTATGTATGACGCAGCCTGAATATTCCCGAGTGTTGCAGCATTTAGTAGTCCGAGAGGCCCCATGAACTTCATCGGCTCTACGAATTTACTTGCACCAGGCAGTTTTGATAACAAGCCTGTGAACTTTGACCACATACTCGGTTTTGCTGCTTTGCTCGCACCGCTCATGATGTTTGACCCGAAAGTCTTCATCATTACTGAATCGACGGATTGTGCTTCAGAAACAGCTGTCGCTGCCTGGCTGGAACGATCCATCAACCATTTGATGCCTTTATAAAGCGTGAATCCGGCCGCAGCCCCGCCAACCGCATAGGCAGTGGGTTGCACCATCCCCGATAGTTTCGGATGTCCTTCCACCAAACCAATCATTTTGTTGATCGCATCCGTTGTGCGCGTGATCACGGTTTCGTTCTTCAGAAAAGAAGCGTCTGATAATTTCGATTTGAACGAATCAACGGAATTGTTCAGAACTGTCATTCGATCGTTTGTGTTATTGATTGCTACTGCATACATGTCCAGAGCTGCGCCTTCAGGCATACTCCTGACGGAATCCTTTAATGCATCAAGGTTGTTTACGATTGCGATGATGCCCTGCCCAGCCTCCCTCCCGAAAGCATCTTGAATCATTGGGATTTCTTTGCCTTCGATCTGGCCAAACCGCTTTCTGAGCTTTTCACCCATTTCGAACAACCCTAAAGCGGACCCATCCTTTCTGAAGAAGTTCATCTTGAGCTTTTCGCCAGCCATTCCGAGGGATGCACCAATGCCGCGCATATACGTCCCGGCTTCATTCTCGTTGCCTGTGGAAGCGATCATGGCAAGCGCTGCGGTGGTTTCTCGAAGATCCCAATTCAAACCCCTGGCAACGCTCGCTGTTTTTCTGAATTCAGCGCTGAGAACTCGGAGGTCGAGTGGATACTTTACGATCGTGCCAGCGAAGGCGTCCTGAAAAAGGCTCAGTGATTTCTCGACGGGAAAGTTCTTACCGTAGACGAGCTGGTATGTCTTGAATGCTTCGACTGCGTCTTGATAAGAGGCGGCACCCGCCTTCGCCACGATCGCCGCTGCGTCAGCTGCTTTGATCAGATTCTCCGTGCCCTGGATCTGTGATCCCATAAGAGTGTAAAGGTTTCTTGCCAGTTCCTCTCGACCAATTGGAATTTTCCGTTCTCGAAAGTGCTCATCCAAGGCGTTCCACAAGTCGATCTGCATGCCGTTGATCTCCTTGATGGTTCGCTTTCCATCCACCATCATGGTTCCAACCTTTGCCATAGACTCGGAGATGTTTCGATCAACCATTCCCCAATCCCAGGCGGTCCTGAACGATTGTGTGCCCATCACGAATCCAGTAATTGAACGAGTGATCTCCTTGAATCGCTGGCTTGTGTCGACCGTAAAGTTCTTCATCGTTCTGTCAGTCTGCTTTACGGTGTCATGCACAGACTGAAAGCCTTTTTTCATATTGTTCAGCACGGGCGCGGCGTTGTTTTTCGCATCAAATACAACACCCATCCCGAAGTTCTTGTGCTGACCAGGCATCCCGAACATTACTTTCCGCGCTCCTTCCGAACCCAATGGGCGATCCCCTTGATCGCGTGTTCCCAACGGTTGATTCGGATCGATCCAGTATCATTCAATCCGAAGTTCCCGTACCGACCCATGAACCCGGCGAATTCCCAGAAGGACTCTTCGCCGGGTATGAGTGTCATAAAAAATCCGCGAAGTTCAGCAACCCTTCGGCAGGAAGCGGACACTGACTGCAGTTTCCGCGGATGGTCAGATCGAGAATCTGCTTTGCATAGATCGCTGCGGTGATCTTCTTCCGACTCGGTGCTGGGAGTTTGAAGACGTGGCCGAGCGCGAGAGTGAAGTCTGGATGCTCCGGTGCATTGCAGGTCATCGCGATCCTGCGAAGCGCTGCTTCATTGTGCCGTTCGTCTTTCGTATATCCCTGAAGGGATTCTTCCTGTTCCAATGATGCGATCTCACCATCGATGCGTGTGATGATCCTGCCAGGTTCCGGTTCAAAGGGACTGATCGAAACGGAGAAGTCCTTCGATACATCGTCGGTGATCTTGAATTCAGCGAGAGAGACTTTGACCTGGGACACATGGCCACGCAGGCAGATGCACGGCTGCATCACCGATTCCTCTTCCGGCCAGTTCGGCGAAACCAGTTTGATCAGAGCGAATTGACCATCGGGAAACTTCACCGTTCGCCAGAACCTCTCGGCAACGTCCCTCTCGACCCGGTTACCACCGATCGATCGGGTGGACGATGCCAAGAGTTCTTTGATGAACGTAACTGGTGATTCCCGATACTGGTCGAGCAACAGGATGGCATTGGAAGCGGGAGGCTCCAATTCAACCTCCCGCACAACCTTACCGTTGATTTGACCGCCCCAAACGAGTGTGTGTTTTACGATCATGCATCACCTCATGTGATCGAAATGATTGAGCACGCGACTTTGTAGGTCGAGCCGTGCTTGTCTTCGGTTTTGCGATCGAGGTCGTCCAGGTTGATTGCCGCAGGGATCATGTCCGAAAAAATGACTGTCTGCGTCGGGATTCCGGACTGATCGCAGATGAGGATTGTTCCGGCAAGGCGCGGCGGGTCCTGCAGGTTGTACCACGCGAAGAAATCCGCACAGGACGGGTTTGCTCCGTGGATCTCCAGGTTCGACATCTTGAATTGTCCCGTGAGCGGGATCTCGCGGCCTTCAGCCGTCATGTGGCCGAAGGCGCCCCTCTCACCGCCGATTCCGGAGATCCGATCGCATTCAATCAGGTTGATGCCCGCGATCTCGATAATGAACTTGTATGCCCTCTTGTATTTGTCGCCAATCATGGAGCACCTCCCTTACACCGCTGCCGAGCTGCCGGAGTGGTGCGAATAACGGTGGACGATCTCCTGGATTGCCGGAGACCAGAACGTTGACCAGAACGAATAGAGTTTCCCGGCCATCCAGTCGGTGGAGCCGACCGTATTCTGGCCGAGGACGTCGACCTTCACGGCGTCGTCAAACGCGTCGACCGAGAAGGCTTCCGGATGCTGCGTGAAGATGTTCCGGAAGAACTCGGTGATGTTTCGCTCGAGCATCCTGCAGCGTGACAGGGTGAGTGGCCGATGGAGCATCGCCTGCGTCGCCAAGTTGATGCTGTGGATTGCGAAGTTGTCGAGGCGCCGGATCTGCTCGTCGGCGAAGTCCGGATTGCTGGACAGTGTCCGGTGTCCGAACACCATCAGGTTCAGATCCGAGCGGATGACCTGGATGCCGATCGGATCGAGGAGTTCGCTGTCGGCTTCGTCGGTGTCCCGCTCGAGCTCGCCCACTACGCCACGGAGATCACCGTATTCGAATCCCGCTGCGGCCTGGTGAATCCAGTCTCGACCAAGTGCCGCAGCGAGGAGTCCAACCTTCAGGCCTTCCGGACTGATCCGGGTCTTCGGCGAGGTGCTCATCAACTGCTTTGGCGTGTAGTGCGGCCATACCATGAGCTGGCCCCCAATCGAGTCACCGAATGCTGCAGAGGCTGCGTAGGTGCCGGTTCCATTCCGGAAGTCTCGGGCATCCTCTCGGTTGAGGCCTGCAGGCGTGGCGAGCACTGGGATCATGTAATTGTCGACTGCGAAATCGGCCATCGACTGGGCGAGTGTGGGGTCGTCAAAGGATCGAGGGCAGAACAGGTATTCCGGCTTCTGCAGGGTCGAAACGTAGGGCTTGAACAGATACCAGCCCGTTCGGCCCTTGGCGCTCTCGGCGCCCTCGAAGTCAGCGTCGACCAGACCGGTCAATCCATCACTGCCGCCAGCGAGAGCGGTGGCTGTCGCTGCGATCGGGATGGTCTCCCGCCCCAGATCCGTGACACCCCAGTCACGCGAGGAACCGACCGCACGGCCGACATAGTTCGGGCTGTCCGGATCCGTGTTGACGTTTCGGACGGCGTCGACCAGGACATCATCATCGTAGATCTCGATGTCGAAGAGGCTGGTAGAGTCGGCCGAACCTGCGGTGATCTTCGCGCTGAACGGGCTGTCCCGGTGGCTGCGGTCGTAGATCGTGATGGTGTTGGTCCCATCCGAATCCGGGAACGATGCCGAGCCCTGGGCAGCGGCCAGCGTCGTCGGATCGGACGGATCCGTGTAGTGCGCCGTCTTGACCACCAGCAGTGTCAGATGGCATCGCCCATTCACGGTGGCGACTTCCAGCGCGTTCAGGGCGTTGTAATAGTCGTTCTCGTATCCGGCCTTCGGCGCGCTGCCGAGTTTGTTCCGGAAATCAGCGGGGTTCATGCATGTGTAGACCTTGCCGACCTCGCCCTTATCGAACACACCGACCATGGCGGCGATGCCCAGCACGACTCCTTGAATCCTGCTGGCCCCGTCACTGGCCTGGTATTGATGCGATACTCTTGGTGCTCCCATTGCAAACCTCCTTACAAATCAAGGTTTTTGACGTAATCGTATAGTGAGTCATCCTCATCGGTGCCGGAAGCACCCCGACGGATGATGCGTTCGTTGATCAGTGGCACGTCGACCGGTTCAGCCGTGGGCCACTTCCACGCCTCGAACGAGTAAGAAAAGATGACCCTCCCCTCGAACTCGTTTCCCTTGCCATCGCTCATGTGCTGTGTGTCCACCAGGTGGAGGTGGCAGGGCCATGTGATCGTGCGTCCCGCGATGGAATAGGACACATCGATATCCTGTGCCTGACCGAACAGTTCGGTGATTGCCTCGATCAGGGTGATTTCGTCGTGTTGCCTGGCAGAGAGCAGCTCGATCTGGAAATACAGCAGCCAGGGTTCCGGCGCGTCGACTGCGGGGATGATGTCCACCGCAGTGGTGTCGAATCCCTCTCCGTCAATGAGCTGGTTTCCGTCGATGTCGATTTGCCCGGGGATCAGCCGGCCGGGATCAAACCGCATGTCATAGATCTCGACGGTGATTTTCGGGATCTCCAACTGCTCAATCGGTTTCGGCTGCGCAGGTCGGACCAGTTTCGACGGTTTCGCACCAGTCACGAGATTGTCGTACCCGCGCACCTCGATGGTGTTGAGCTGGGCATGCATGGCGGTAATGGCCTCACGCAACATCGCGGTAGACCTCCTTTGCCACTGCATCCGCCCACATCTTCTGGGCAACAGGCGCGAAGCGTTCGTAGGCCTTGCGCATCGCAGGCCTCGGCTTGATCGCTGGCACCATTCTTACGAGAAGGAACTGAGCCTTCCCGCTGTCATCAATCAAGACGCCATGCTCTTTGTTCTTCGCGATGAGTGGGACGAGATTCCCGCCCCACTTCCTCGGTGATCCAGCACGGCTCGCGTCGCGCGTGAGCGGGATGGAGAGGAACGGGTGCCCCTTCGGCTTGATCGGGCCTTTCGTCCCGTATTCCATGATCTCTGCGATGGAGATCAGCGCCATCTGATAGCTACCCGAATCATCCCGGCGTTTCGCATTCCGGTGGATGCCGACGAACCAGACATTGCTCTGCATGCGCTGGGCGTTGATCGAGTTGATCAAATCGCCGTGGTCAACGAGAGGCTTGGATGAGTGTTTGACGGCCTTGGTGAGCGGTGCATTGGGTGCCAGGCCGAAGTCGTTTCGTTTGATGCCCTGCACCCATACTTTCTCGAATGCTTTTGCGATCTTGCCAGTCTCAGCCATGATCGCCTTCTCGAGACGCTGTTCGAGTGTGGCAACGTGCCTCTGGAATTTGTCCCAGTCGCCGACGAGCGTCATCGTTCAATCCTCGCAGCGCCGATCGTGAGCCAGGTGAAGGTGCCATGATTCCAGCCGGTGAGTCGCGCTTTCAGAATGGTGCAGAGCACTCCTCGGATGAGGATGCGGTCGGAGGAGAGGGAGTCGAGAACAGCGGGATCGGTTGCATCCAGACCGGATGCATTCCTGAATTCCTTGACCGTGACGATGCCGGTGTAATCGGCACCGATCGACTGCCCCCATGATTTGATTTCCGCTGCCTGCTTGATTTCATTAACCCCACAGGTAAACGGAATCTCTATGTAATCCGGATCCGTTTCAGGCTCTGGAATGGGATCATCAGCAGTCGCTGGTTGATGCCGATATAGAACCACCGGCTCGGTCAGTATGTTTTCCTGCATGAAATCGGCGACAGGGGAGAGGTCAAACATCAGACGACACCTCCGAAGGACTTCCACCGATACCGCTGGACGATCTCGTCGGCGAAGTCGTCGCCGGTCGTTTCGGACATCTCTGCAGTGCTCATCTGTACTGCAGGCGAATTGAACTCAACCTCGATGCCATCAGGATGCTTCAAACGCTTGACCGCCTGCGAGTCGTAGACGATCGAGGATGCGGATTTACGCTTGCCGTAGGGCTTTCCAGTGATCTCCAAGACGACAAGGCGATAGACCGCCTCCTTCACATCGTCGGGAGTGTCAGCCCATCCCCAGGTGCCATCGATCACGACCTGGTAGCAGTCCCAAACTGCGGCCTTCATCCGGATCTTCGTGATGAGGTTTCCGATGCTGCGTTCGCGGTAGAAAATCAGATCAGCGATGTCCTCGTCATAATCATCGAGGGAGATCGACTCGGCACTGCGGAGTGGATACTGGGTCTTGCCAGCGAGAAACAGCGTGGGTGACCGCACACCGTCGACGTATTCCGCACTCGTGGAATCGCCCCAGTCATGCCCGACCCGATTGCACAGGTCGTACGACACGCGCGTGATGGCGTCATCGAGCGAGGTGCTATCAACGACCAATCCCTCGGTGTCCCGGGAGGTGATCCATTCGACGGTGACGAGCGTTCGCATCAGAGGCCTCGCCCTGGGTAATTACCACGGCCCTCGTAAAGCCTCCGTTTTCGTTCAGTCTCTTTCTGGATAAACTCCTCGCGCTTCTCCACGATGGTCCGCATCCTTCGCATTTCACTGAGAATTCCTGAGATACCGATTGCGATTGCACTGAGCGCAAGGACTCCAAAGGCTAGAATGGCCATCACTTCGACTTGCATGCGACCTCCTTTATGTCCGGGAATTCAGCTTTGACTGTGACTCCGAGTTTTCGTTCGATTTCTGCCAAGACCCGTTCAGGCGTGACGCTGTTCAGGCAAGCGCTGAAACCTTCCTTGTTCATGCGGGTGCAGCGGTTATCGAGATGCGGGAAGCATGGCTGCCGATCGCACACGCCGGGATCCGGCTCGATGGCAGTCACGTTCGGATAGGTGGAGAGGTATGCCTTCGCAGGAAACGGCCCGTATATCGCGATGGCCGGAACTCCCAGTGCTGCGCTGAAATGGATCAGTCCCGAATCCGGACCAATGAACAGCTCGCAACGGGACATGAGAGTGAGCGTTTCTTCCATCGTGAGCATGTCGAGGCGTTGCCCGTTCCGCTCGTGGTAACAGCACTGGAAGACATTCGGCATCGTGTCGGTCTTGAACGGAAACACGTTACTGTTTCCGGCCAAGAATACTTTGAATCCTGCCTGTCCGAGCGCATAGGCGATGACGAAGACATTCAGCGGATGCCACGATTTCCACGGCGTCGATGCGCCCATGTGGATCATGATTTTCCGGTCAGTCGCTTTAACTCCCAGATCGCTCAAGAATTTGGTGATGCGCTTGCCCGGGTATGAGGGGAGCGTATAGTTCGGGATCTTCTCGTCATCATCGAGGACGATGCCAGCGCGCTCGGCAAACAAATCATATACCGACCGTCCGGTTCGATCCGGCTCGATGCAGTTCTCGAAGCAGAGGTGATAATCGGCACCCTCAAATGCACTCAGCGGAATCGGATACGGATACTGCTCGCGGATCATGGGGTTCGCGTTGAACACCATGTGATGACGAGGATGGGAAGCGAATTCGAAAGATGCATCGGGATAGGATTGCTGCAGTTTCAGAATGATGCGTGAGATCCAGAGGCAATCTCCGAATCCACCTCTTCGGAACACCAGCACCCGTTTCCCGTTCAGGTCGTGTCCTGCAGCCTGGCGGATGTCGGCCGACACGACGTCGTATTGGTCGAGGCATCCGCAGCGATTAAGGACCATCTCGAAAGCATCTGCTTCGACGAACTCTGCAGGGAGATGTAGTGACGGGATCCGCTTACTTGTGAGAACGCGGCCTTCACCGTGGATGTGGCGGTAGATCTTCATGCGACCTTCCTGCAGAAGAAGAGACGGTTTCCCTTGTAGTCGACATGGCGATCCGCATGCCGAACTTCGTCCACTGCGAACCCGGCCAGCTCAAGCAATCGGGTGATGGTTGCGGTCGTGAAATGCCAGATGTGCTCGATGGGTCGCACATGCTCATATTTCAATCCGAGTTTTCGGGCGATCGCGCAGCCATGATCCGGAGTGGTGAGTGCGAGGAATCCGCGCGGATCGAGCAGTTCGTATGCGCGTTTGAGCGTATCGAGCGGTTTCGGATCATGCTCGATGACATCGAACATTGTGATCACCTGGACAGGCCCTTGGACCTGACCGTTCAGACCGCTGCCCTGGACAACATTCAAGCCCTTCTCTCGGCACTTCTCGACGAATGCTGGCGCGAAGTCGCTGCCCATGGCATCCCAACCGAACCGTTTTGCTCTCTCGACCATCACACCGAGGTTGCAGCCGACATCGAGGAACCGGCCGTGTCTCTGCATCACTCCGATGTCGTATCGATCGCACTCGCCCCAGTAGCCCTCCTGGGTTCGCTGAACGTTCTGCATCCACTGAGGAGTCATGCGAAGCGCGAGGGATTTATCGTAGTGCGCAGCCAGTGCCTCGGGATTCAGCATCTCGGCAGTGCGTTGGATTCCGCATGCGCACCGAACGATCGGGAATCCATCGACCATGCCAAGGACCGTGTCGTTCCTATTCCCGCAGATGCACGGCACCTGCAGGCGTTCGGTCGTGATGACCTGGACGGCCACCTTCGGTGCTGGCTTCAGCGCATTGCTCAACGTTCCATACTTCTCCCGCATGTATCGCAGGGATTCCTGGCAGCGCTTGTTATGCGGGAACAGCTTGTAACTCTTGTGTTTCAGGTGCGTGATCGGGATCTTCGCGAGCTTGATTTCGCACCCTGCGCTTCTCGCTCGCAGGCACCAGTCAGCGTCTTCCGAGAAGATGTTGATGTTCGTGTCGAGCATCCCGACCTGGTCGCGGTAGTATCGCAGGGGGGCGAACAGGCACCAGCCGTCCACATAGTGTGGTTCGCGGCCACCGACCTTAACCCATCCTGCATGACTGAAGTCTTCCTTCAGGCGCGAACCCTCAGGTCCGACGACTGCTAAACCTGCGGAGGCCTTCACGAGGAGATCCAGCCAACCATCCGCGTCGATCGTGACGTCATTGTTCAGCCAGAGGGCATAGTCGCGATCGATGTTGCTCGAGTGCTCAAGAGCGTATCGAATCCCCGCATTCGTGGCGGCCACGAAGCCGAGGTTCTCTTCGTTCCGGATCAGCGTGAAGTTGTATTTCTTGCTCAGTTCACGGAGCGCCAGGGCGTCCTCCGGAGAACTCCCGTTGTCGATCAACACAAGATGGAACGGGAGATCGTTCTTGCGTTCAAACAGCCCTTTGATTGCCTCCGTGGTCAGATCCACCTGACCCATCGTAGGCATTGCGATCCATGTGACCGGTCGTGTTTCGCCTTTCAACACTTTCATTGCCTCCTCGAGTATCCTTTGAGGTTCCGGGAAACACCCACGCCCTGTGCATTCCGTTCGGAAGCATGGGTGGCACTTCGATTCCGAAACGACCGGTCGATTCTCTTTTCCATTCGTGAGGATCGAGCGGGGTTCCGTGGCAGTCCAGATCGACACTGCCGGTGTTCCAACGGCGTCTGCGATGTGGACGGGTAACGAGTCAATACCGATGAACAGCGCAGCATGATTGATCAAATGGGCGGCCTGCTGTACTGATGTCTTCGAGATCAGATTGGTTATGTTCTTCCCGGTGATCCTTCCCCATAGGGATTGGCAGCCGAGAACAACGACGTGGAAGTCCTGCGCCAGTTTCTCGCACAGGTCCTTGGCGAAATTCACTGGGTATGCTTTCGACTTCCACCAACTATCGAATGACACTGAGATGTATGGAGCATCCGGAGTTTTGATCGCATCGCACCGAATGATCGGTCGTGCATCCTCCGGGATCTCCACACCAGCGATCTCCGCATACTGCCGCGCGAAGGACACTCCCATGCGCGAGCGCGCAATGCGGGAGTCCAGATCTGTCCGCATGTGCGGCAGGTCGATCGCTCGGATCAGTTTCTTGTATTTGAACGGAATCGGCCCAGCTTTATCTCTCCAATCAATGACCAGATCGAATGTCCTGGGCGCTTGCTTGTCTTTAAAGAAAACCAGTCTGTTGATAGCTGAAAAACCAGCCAGGACATCCCCATCCGACACGTTGGTCAGATAAACGATCTCAGCATCCGGATATTTGGCTCGGAGAGCCGCCACGGCTGGCGTCGTGAGAAGCACATCGCCGTGCGCACCATCCCGTATGCAGAGAATCGATTTGATGTCCTGGCTGATCGGGTTCATCTCAGTTCAGCAGTCCCGGATCACGCAACCCAGGAGACGTAGTTCGCGTTGGAGGTGTCGAACTCGGCCAGGATGATCGAAGGCTTCACGATGTTGCAGCCACCAGATACGCGACACGTGAACTTGTGGACGGCCGGGCGAGCATCGCGCTCGTATTCGATCAGGGGGATATCCCGGCTGATCTCGTCGCACAGACCGCCAGCGAAGTTCTTGGGCGTGGTCATGATGATCAGGTCATCCGGCCAGTAGTTCGGCATGTAGATTGTGCGGCCCTTGTAACGGGGAGCACCGGTCTTCGGATCGACGAAGTAGAGCGAGTGGGCGCTGTCGGATGTCAGAGCCGCGAGCTGCTCGACGAAGATGTCGTGGCAGTATTCGCTCATAATGAAGCCGAAGCTCGGCATCTTGAGCAGCGAGCCGTGACGCACCTGCGTGGCCCTGCGCAGCAACCGCATCAGCATTGATTTGACATCCGGAGTCGCGGCCCAGGACGTCCCGTTCTGGTTGGCATCGGTGCCATCGGCGAGCGAGAGCTTCACCCATCCATCGCAGATGGATTCGTGGGCGGCCGTCGAGTCGGTATTGCCGTTGATGAACAGGTTCTGGAGCTCACGACGGAACTTGATGCGCAGTTCCTTCAGGACGATATCCACACCGCTTCCGAGGGATGCACCCTCTCCGGCACTCCGGCGCAGCCAGCGGCCGACGCGTTCGTACGGGAGGTCTGCGAGCAGGTCGATGATCTGGGGCGTGATCTTGCGATCTGCCCAGTTCTCGCCTGCGAGGTGGGTGTTCGCGGTGTTCTCGGTATGCTTCCGGATATCGCCAACATCATCGAGTTCCCAGTCGTCCAGATTGGTGCCGGTGGGGTTGATGGGTTCGAAGCTGACCTGCGCCAGGAAGTCTTCGTAATCCATGTCGATGCCGAGCATCTGGTTGACGAACAGCCTCGCGTGATCGACCGGGAGCTTCGCGTCGGCGTCGAGCTCCGAGAAAAGCATGGCGGCACGCTTCATCAGCTCTTCCATGCGCGGACCGAACATCTTGCGGAATTGCGGTTTCATTCTTCACCTCCAAGATCACCCAGGGTGAGCGGGCGGCCGGCCGCGGTGTGGCGGATGAAGCTGACCTTCTGATTCGGCGTCGGACCGGCTTTCCGCGCTTCCTCGAGGGCCGCTTCAGCAGCCGTCAGTTGCGCATCGATCTGGTCCGCGGAAAGGGGTTCATCCGTGCTGATCGACCGTTTCATCGTGGTGAGTTCGGTCTCCAGCGTGGTGATCTTCGCGATGAGAGGCGCGTTGGCGGAGGTGACCGCTTCAGCGATTCTCTGCTCGATCGGTTTCTCGGCACCGGCGGGGGGCTGGGGCGCGACCGGCGGGGGTGCCGGAGGCGCGGGGGGATCTGCCGGTTTGGCCATGCGCTCGATGGCCTTTGTGAGCTCCCCCAGAGCAGTGTTCGTTTTACGCTGCTCCTCAAGCAAATCTTTGATCTCGGGATTCATTAAATCCTCCTGTGTTTCTGCGGGGAGCGTCCCCGCGGGTGATCGATTCAGCATCCCTGCGATCCGGTTCCAAATGCGCCGGAACAGGGTGTCTTCTTGATCGCTTGTGATGGATCGTTCTTCTTTGATATCCGTGCCGGGCGTGGCACCGGCGTCGACGAGGGAAACCTCAGCGATCTTGATCCGTTTGAATCGGGTCGGTGAGGAATCGCTATCGCTCCACTCGATACTGTTTCGGCTGTAATCGTATGGGTTGAAGCCCAATGAGAAGGCGTTGATCAATCCGGAGTCGATATCGCGGAGGACACCCGCCTTGTGTTCGGGAATCGAGACTCCTGCATAGACGCCTTCCTGCCGGTATTCGTAGTCATCCTCGAATATCTTTCCGGCCGGTTCCGACTCATGCATCACTCGGACGTTTCCGCCCTGCTTGACGTAGGTCGGCCAGGCTTCGATGACAGCGTTGCGCTCAACAACCGTATTGTAGAAATCGACAGCTTCAGTCGACACAAAGCCCCAGAATCGTCGATACCGAATCGCATCCGGAGTGTCCGCAGCGACGATCGCGCCGGTCTTGTCCCGGTAGATCCACTTCGGTTCGGACGATCCAGTCACTGTTTCGGCTCGGAACTCGACAGGCTTCGTGAATCTTAGTTTCATGCTGCGACCTTTCTGCAACGGCACCCACCGTGGGCCTGCGGTTCGGACGTGCCGATTCCAGTCAAAAACTTCCCGTCTTTCAGCTTCTCGGCACCGAAGTAGTGTTTCTTGACGATCTCGCCCTTGGCGTTATGCTCGGACCAGTAGAACGGCTTACTCCCGCCCTCGCTGGCGATCTTGGTGCTGTAATTAATCCAGGGCGTAATGTTCCGGACTGCGACGAGGTTGGTCTCGGCCATCGCTTCCTTCATGAGGTCGATTCCGTCCTGGGTGTAGAACTCCGTTCCATCGAGCGGACCGCAGATCAGACAGACGCGCTCATCGCCCACCGTCTGCCAGATGTTCTTTCGAATCCCTGCGTCTTGAAATCCGGTCAGGTTGCTCCAGGAGCGCCCACGCGTGACCGTCGCAGATCCGACGACCTCCCAGTAATAGGCAGACTCACCGCAGACACCCTTGAACGCTGAAGCCATCGCTCGCCCGACTTCTCGGCGGCCGAGACCCTGCTCGATGCCGATCTTGCGTGCGGTGTCCTGGATGCGTTCTCGAATGTGGGATTCCCAGCGATGGCGCAGCCAGAACCGCGTGTCGAGCTGCAGCCAGGTCTTGGCCTGCTCATCGATCGCCGATGTGCCAGCCAACTTTACTCCGACTTCCTTAGCGATCTGGGCTTTCGACAAGCGATAGGTTCTCTGGACAGATGCTTTGACGGTTTTCCGGAGATCTGGATCTGAGTAGAACGACTCTGCCAGATGGACATCGAGGTGGGGGAGAATAATCTGCGAGATCATTTCCTCGGACACCTCCTGATTGATGCCGTCCATCATCTCCACAAGGTCTTTCATCGATTCGGAAACATTCTCGCGCCAGACCTGATTGATCTTGCGCACCATGTTCCGTTCGACGGCGAGGAAGTCGTCGTTGGTCGGCTTGTAGACCGACCGGATATTGAAGGACCGCTCAGCACCAGCCAACCAGATCGCGTTGTCGATTCGGGCGATGCGCGTATCGAGATCGCTCTCGACCATCGCAATGCGCTCGTTGATCGTCAGTTCTGCTGGCATATGCGCTCCTGGAGAACCGGGAGAACCTGGTCTCGGAACTGCTCGGGTGTAACGTTCAAAACAGTGCGGAGGTATTCCGCGAATCGCTTCCCATCGGTCGGTTTCGGCGGGTCTTTTTCTTCCGGAACTGCAGGCTGCTGTTCCTCTTGGATCGCTGCCTCGGTCACGGCCTCCAGATCGTCGAGAGACATGAGCCCCTGCGTCCCGAACATCCAGATCTGACCGAGTTTCTTTGACCGTTCTTCGCTGTCAGGATCAATCGCTTCAGTCGCCTCGATCCGTGTCCGGAACTCGGAAATCTTCTGCGGCACCCGCGACCAGATCTCCGCAATCTCAGCGGTCTGTTTCGGATTCGAGGTGTCCAGCTCCTGCAGGCGGATCACAAACGACTTGAAAGGCGTGCTGTTGAGGATGATCTTGTCCAGGACCTGCAGTTCGAAGAGGTTCTGTTCCGGCTCGAGGATCAGTTCCTTCAAGCGCTTGAGATCGGCTTCCTTGTCGGCACCGCTCCCCAACGCGCCCGTATCGGCGTGGACGAGCGAAGGCGGCACCTGGCAGGCGTTGGCTATCCACTGCCGCTTCTGTTTGTTCATCTCGAGGAACTTGTCCGGATCCGGGCCTTTGATCTCGTGAATCAGAATCGGGAGCGAACCTGTAACCGAACCCTTCGTCAAAACCTCTGTGACCAACGCTTTCCGGTGATTTCCACCAGCATTGCGCTGATCCGATGTGTCCTTCAGGAAATCAGTGAAAATCTGAGTGAGAGTCTTCCCGCCGACCGGTTTCGATTCTGGAAGAATCACAAACACATCCGGCAGACAGTTGCCTCTGAAATGTCCCCATTCGTACTTCCCGATCTCCCACGAGACATCGACACTCTGCTTCTCGGAATACCAGGTCGGCCATCCGCAGTTCTGATCGCGCGGGTCATACTGCTTGATGGCGATGATCGAGGGACCGTCCATCAGTTCGCCCTGGTCGACACCCCAGGTCTTGTCCTGAGTGTGGCCGGTGTATTTGTTGATGAATCGCGGGTCGCCGTAGGTCTTGGCGTAGCGGATCTGGTTGTCGCCGGTGTTGATGATCCACCGGGGGAACCGGACGTCAGCCGGGTCATCGACTTCGATCTCAGTGCGCGTGATCGCAACACCACCCGACTGGTTCGGGATCTGGATCGACCGCTTGACCTTCTTCGGTTTCAAAGGCTGGGCGTGCATCCGGTTCAGATGCGAAATGCGAGAGACCTCCCGGCCGATGGTTTTCCCATCGCGTTTCACCTCGACCAGGTTCTCATCGATCCGGACCAGACCCATGCCGAATGTGTATTTGTCGATGTGAGCGTTGTATGCGACTTCCGGGAGGGATGGATCGAACATCGCACGGATCCATTCTTCCATCTCCCCGCGTTCGTTTTCGTTCGGTGTGTTCGAATTGTAGGGTGAGGATTCGAGTCTATGCCCCAGTCTGCCGACCGCTGCTGCCTTGAACAGATTGCACGACTGCAGCGTTCCGTTGGTTGCCACAGAATCAGATAGGTTGGAAAGATCATCCATCGGCGAGTAGATCGGCTCACCGGAGGTGGAGAAGAAGCGGTTGATGTATTCCTTCGCCCGGGTAGACCGTTTCTGAATCTCGGTCTGTTTTTCTTCCTCGCGTTCGACTGCGTTCTCGTTGCGCACGACAGACATCACGACCGGTTCCTTGTCGAACCGACGAACGCCGCGATTGGTGGGACGATTCCGTCTCATCCGATCCTCAGGACGACTTCCGAAGGATTGTCGATCGTGGCGCACATATACCGCGTGGTGTCCATGCCGTGATCCTTCTCTTTTTTCGGTTCTTCTTTCTTTGAGTTGTCTTTCCAGACGTACTCTTCGAACTCATCCTCAGTGCAGGTCGGGAAGCCTGCGCTCACGAGTTCGTTGTCGAGCTCGACCCGCGAGTCCTTCAGGAAGGCAATGCGCGGACGACCGTCGCCAGCTTTCCGCAATCTGGACTGCACACACTGAATGCCCGGGATGACATCCTTGTTTGCCGGCGTTGTGTATTGACCGAAATGTCTCTCCCACGTGGCGCGGTCCTCGGCATCGTGATCGCAGATGATGTCCTCGATCTTCTCGTTGATGCTCAGATCTCGCGCCTGGCGTGCGACATCCTCGACCAGTCGTCGGGTGTGGTAGATCTCCCGATATCGGAATAAACGACCGTCGCCATCCTTCGCCCACCACTGGACGACCATCGGATTCGTGTAACCGAAGTCGATGACGATGTATCGCAGCCAGTCGGATGGGATATCGAATCGGTCGATCGAGTGGATCGCCGGATCATACTCGTCATAGATGATGCCCTCTGCGCCAGCCCAGATGCCCTTGCGCAACCGGAGATATCGCACACCGGTCAATGCATCGAGGATTCGCATGCGCTCGGCACCCAGAGGCGTAAGTGTCCCGTCTTCGTTGAAGATCGTCGGGTTGTCCTCGTGCCGGGACTCGAACATCCTCAGATACCCGGCCTTCACACGCTGCAGCAGCCAGTGTTTCGGCGGTCCCGGATTGCAGTCCATCATGATCTGGTGGATCGGTGCGTTGTTCGCTCGACCGGAACAGCGCGTCGTGATGTGCTCGTATCCGTCCTGGGTCAGTTCCTCGGCCTGGCAGATGTATATGAAATCGCGCTCAGAACTGAGAACCTTCCCCGGGCGATCCATGCCGCCGATCCAGACCCGCGATCCATTCCAGTATTGATAGAACTTCGCGCTCTCGCCGCCGAATGTGTAGACGGCTTTCGAATCGAGTGCACTTCGGATCGCCTTCTCCCATGTCTGGAGAATCGACCCGGGCATGTCGGCCTGGACCTGCCGGAGGATGGCAGATTGCGAACCGGGATACTTGATCGACAGCGCATGAAGCTTATGGCAGCAGACGAACGATTTTCCGGTATCTGCCGGGCCAGCGAGGAGGCATTCAGAGCCGCCATACTTCAGGAACTGGAGGTTCGCGCCTCTGAATTTAACCCCGGTTCCGTTCGCTGCATTACTGACTACCGCGAAGGCCATAATTGCCAGCCATGTCAGGATTGATCGACGCATATCTCATCCAGTGAAACGCCGTTCAGCATCAAGATCGGGATAGGTTTGTTTTTGGAATGATCGATGAGTTTATCGACCGGTGTTTTATTCAAACCGAGCAGTCTGCACCTCATATCGATGCAGCTCCGGACGCCCTCGAGGAACCGTGGATCGCCATTCTGCTTCTGAGTCTTGGCGACCTTCACCAGCACCTTCGAATCGGGTTTCTCGCTGCTTTGAATCTCCTGCTCTTTGTAGTCCTCGCAGGACTTCTGCCAGGCGTCCCAGTATTCGAGTTCGAGTCGGTTTATCCTGGCGAGCTCCCGGGCGCGGGCTTCGTCGAAGTTGGCCTGGGCATCCTTCATCCAGAGCTGTGTCAGCCACTTGAGATCGCGAGAGACTGTCGACTGGCTGATGTTGAGTTCGGTGGCGATGTCCAACTGCGACCGTCCCGCCAGATACATGCTCGAGACCTGTCGTCTCTGGTAGGCACGATGCTGGCTGGATCGGTTAATCGCCATTATGCACCCTTGATATGCACCGCTTCTTTACCAGTGAAGTTGACCCAACGCTGCACAATGACGTCGCAGTAAAGCGGGTCGAGCTCCATCAGGAATGCGTGGCGGCCGGTCTGTTCGCAGCCGATGAGGGTTGATCCGGAACCTCCGAAGAGATCGAGAACGTTCTCTCCAGTTTTCGATGAATACTGGATGGCCAAGACCGCGAGCTCTGCCGGTTTCTCGGTGAGGTGCACCATATGCTGGGGAGGAACCTTTTTGACGTGCCAGAGATCGGTCGCGTTGGTGGGTCCGAAGAACTGG